TGAACAGGACAGAAATAGCTCCTTTGGATATTCAATTGGAGACTCAGCAGATTTATGTCCCGTTTGAGTATCAGCAAGAGTTGCAGAAACCTCAGAAGGTGATGTTTACGCAGTATTATGAGAATGTATTTACGCAGAATCAGTTGGATTATGCTGGTGTGGTGGGGGGTGGGACGAGTTTAGTAAAGTTACGATTGGATGGCATACATCCTTCTGGGCGAGTTGTTTGGTTTTTCAGGAGTGTGAAAGATATGAATGCGAATAAGTTATGGAAGGTGAATACGGGCATAGTGGGTGCTCAGAGTTATTTTAAAACGGTGAATTTTCAGATTGCTGGGCGTGATCGTGAGCTTCCTCGTGGTTCTTTTGTGTGGCGTGATATAACGAATTTTGCGAAGGAAGAGACTGATACCGGTCTAGAAATTAATACGATGAATTGGACTTTGGGATCTATAGCTCCTTTACGGTTTCCTGAGGCGGCGGGGCAGGTAACAGGGGCGGTGAATTTTACAACGGCAGACCGACCGGTATTTTATATAGATTTGAGTCTTCCTCCGATAGATCCTTTGACGGGTGCTCCGAACACGGAATTACGTGTGATTGTGGAAGGTTGGTCAAGATTTGACACGGACGGAAAAGGGCGGGCAGAATTATTTAGTGGCAATTAGAAAAGAATGTCTGAGCCGCTATTGTTTGACCCCATGCATCCCGATATTCAGCAAGAAATTTTAAATAATGTAAGCACTATGGCTGGAATGTTGGAGGAAAGGAAGAAGGGTGCTACGCAGCAAGAGATAAGAAGATATATAGATTCTCAGACAACTGCTATTTATAATGCATATTCTCAGAGTCCTTGTGTGGTAGGAACTGAACAACTAGAGCAACTGAAGATATACAGCAAAATTTTAAATTCCCAACTTTCTACGGTGAATTCTGCAGTGTCAATGTTAGAGACTCAAATATCTGCTGGAATGCCTGAAATCAGTATGAAATCTTTTTCAACTCTCCTTGCGGAGCCTTGTATGCCTACCACACTAGATCAATACTTTCGTCCTTTGAATAAGACCTAGAGAAAGGTCGGTGAGTAAATCAGATGGATAGTGGTGGATATTCTAGGCCTTTGGGAGATATAGTCACTTTGTTGGATCTCGCGCCTCGCGACTTTCAAGATAATGAATTTACTCCCTTATCTTCTGAGAAGACTTGGTGGCTTCCAGACCAGGATAGGCGAATCTTTCCTTTTTCACTCTCTGTGCAAGAGTTTCCTTTTCGTGGTCCTACTTCTTTTGGTCAAAGATTTACATTTGACATAGGATCTTCATCAGCAGGTGATCTTTTGTTTAGTGCGATGTTACAGATTGAGTTGGGTCACTGGTTTGATGACACGACACTTTTGGAATTTCAAGGAAGGTATGCTGACTATGTGAAAAATCATGGTAATTACGTGGACGATCCTTGGTTTTATGCAAATAGTTTGGGTTCTGTAATTATAGAAAAGGCGGAGTTGGAGATTGGTGATACTACGATTGAAACGGTGGACGGTGATTTTTTGAATCTTGCAAGTTTATTGATTTTTGATGTGAATCAGCAATATGGTGCAGCGGTAGAAGGAATTGGTCGCCGACCTATTGCGAGTTTATTAACAACGCCTGTGTATCGTCCATTTCCTACGACAAATCGTATGTTGATTGCTCCGATTCCCTTCTTTTTTCAGAGGACGCGTTTGCAGGAGGCGATGCCTTTATTGGCTTGTCGCGATGGTACGGTGAGAATTCATGTGACTTTGCGTCCTTTTTCGGAGTGTGTGCGTCGTTTATCTGGGCGTCGTAACACTTGTAATGAAGTTCCTTTGGATAAGAAATTTCAGATTGTGGAAGGCGGAACAGTTTTACGTGATGTGTATACTCCTGTAGCGGCTCCTCCATTCCGAAATATTCAATTGATTACTTATACGGCGCAGACGGATGGAACGATGCGTCAGAAGATTTTGAGAAATCCTTTTGAGGTTTTGACGAGAATTTGTAATACTTTCTACTTTTCTGAGCCGTTGAAGTATGTTACAAACAAGACTCAATCTGATGTGATTCAGGTTCAGCTTCCTTTGGAGGTGAATCATCCTATGGAGGAGATTTTATGGTTTGTGCGTAGGAAGGCTACGGCGAACAATAATGAATGGACGAACTATTCTGCCGTGATGAGTGCAGAGTATGATCCTGTTTTTAATCCGCGTCGTCCTTTTTTGAAGAATGCTATTTTACAGTTGAATGGGATAGAGTTGATTAATCAGGAGGAGCAGTGGTTTCGTCAGCATATTGCTTTGGCTCACAAGGGTGGGGCGGCAGCTTATGATTCATATGTGTATGGTTATTCTTTTGCGAAGAATCCTGCAGAGCACCAGCCTTCTGGTACGGCGAATGCGTCTCGTTTACATTCGATACGTTTGACGTTGGATGTGAGTCCTCCTGGTGGGATTTATGAGCAAGAGTGGGAGGTGAAGGTGTTTGTGATTACTTTGGAGTGGTTGAGATTTCAGGATGGTCTTGGTAACAGGATGTATACTGATTAATTGACGGCCTATAGTTTTTACGGACATGACACCAGAATGGCGTCGGCGGGTTTATTGAAGCTTTTACATTCCGGTCTTCAGGATGAACGTTTACTTCCTCCTAAGGGTCAGCCGCGCATAGAAGCTTTTCAGAAAGCGTTTGTAAAGACGGGGCGTTTTACGACGGAGTGGTATCGTGTTGACTTTGATAATGCTCCTGTTTTTGGTCAGACAGCGAAGGCGACTCTTCCTCGTCGTGGGCACATGATTACGAGGGCATTTTTAGTGGCGAAGCTTCCAGATATTAGAAGTGCGCAGTTAAGGGCTCGTGCTGCTGCTGATGCTTCTGGTATGGCTTTTGCGGGTCCTACGTTTGGTTGGACGAATTCTGTGGGGCATGCTTTGATATCGCAAGCGCAGGTCACGATTGGTGCTGCGCCGATAGACACTTTGGATGGGCGTTTATTGGAAGTTTTGGACGAGTTTCACACGACGTTGGAGAAGACAACAACGGTGAATCGTATGATTGGTCGTTATGATCATGGTTTTACGGCTAAGTCGAATGGATGGGATACGCAGTATCAGGAAATAGCGGTGCCTTTACCATTCTGGTTTGCTCGTGGCGATCCTTCGGCGGCTTTGCCGATTGATGCAATAGGCACGGACAGGATTCAGATGAATATTACGTTTAGTCCTTTAGCGAATATTTATACGAGTACGCGAGTTGTGAAAGATATTTTGGGGAATCTTATTTTAACGAATATTGTGGACAGTTCATTTTATGTATTAGATCCTCAGAATGGCACACCATTCTATGGATTGAATGGAAATCCTGACAAGTCAGTCTTGGCATCCGAGGTTCCGAATGGGATACGTATGCCGTTAAATTACCAGTTTCAAGACTGTTATTTACTTTTAGAGTATGTCTATATTGACAAACCCGAAGCCAATCGCATTCGTCTTGGTGATATTAGTTATCCGATTGTGCAACACTACGCCGTCGACCCTTTTCAGACCAACGGTGGTTCAGCGGCCCGTATTCGTATGCGAATCCCAAATCTTGCCCGCGAAATGTACTTCTTTGTTCACCGAAGCGACGCGGATGCGCTGAATGCTCCATTCTTGGCAACAAGGGACTTGAGTGGATTCTTTGTTGCGGATGTGAGTGGAATAGGTCCTGTTGCTCCTTGGTGGCCTGATGCGAGTGGTTTGAACACTGATGTATTCTTGCCCTTGATTCCTGCATTTTCAGACTCAGATTCTGAGCCGATTGCGTCGTTATCTTTAATCTACGAAGGAAAGTTTGTGAGATATGCAACAGATTCTCCTGTTTTATTCCGAAGTATTCTGCCGAGCATGGAGCAGCGAAAAACTCCTTGGCACAACAAGTATTATTATCACATTCCTTTTGGCACACAACATGAACTATACGGGATTACGAATCCGATGGGTCATGCTAACTTGGACAAGATGCAGAATATAGATTTATCTTTAAAATTCACGCCAGGGCGTGGTACAAATAGTACGCTACACAACCCCTCTTACACAGTCTATGTATGGTTTGAAACGTATACAATCTTACGTGTGTATGGTGGTCGTGCTGGTTTATTGTTTGGGTATTGAGTGAACGGCCTTGAGTTTTTCCAGATAGAGAATAGCGTCCATTAATTCTTCTTGAGTATGCGTGATCCAATCAAGGATGCTCAAGTCTTCGCGATCCAGAGTAACTCCGTATTTTTTGATTCCTAGTTCAGACCGTTGCTGAAATTTTTGAATCACAGCAGCGACGATAGAGTCCATTCTTTTTTTCTTATGAAGAATCTTCTTAGGTCGTGGGTTGTAGTTGTTTGAAGAAGGAGAGGCGTGTGGGAGAGGGTTCTTCTTTTTGTTTTTGGATGCGATTCTGTTCAGCTTTTTCCAAACTCTTTTTGATTTTTTCAGCCCACATACTTGCGGAAATGGCGTCTTCTTCAGGGGAAGAAATAGGCCGAGTAGGGATATTTGCGTTTCCGCGTGTCAGAAGTGATGGGAATTGCATTTCTTCTGTACGAGGTTCATATTCAACGGAAAGAACATCGGGTTCTGAAACAGTTGATTCTTCAAACTGTGGTTGTGTCCAGCGAATACTTACCCATCCTTCGCTATCTTCTCTTCCTCTTTGTTGCGACCATGATTTCTTATGTTTAGAGAAGGGGCTACTAAAAATATTCTTTTTGACTTCGTCGCCGGCAAAGCGATTTTCAGACTCATCGCGAATCCATGTACGATACACTTGTTGCTTTTCTTCTTCTTCTCTTACCTCTAAAACCGGTCCTTCTTGTTCTTGTTGCGAGGGAGCAGCCGCAGCAACAGGAGGGTCTGCTGACTGTTCGGTAACGGGCTGAGGGATTATTTCAACTGTGATGGAATTTTCTACGGTTTCATATTCTGAATCTGATTCTGATTCACTTTCCTGAAGGGCCAAGAATGAATTTTTGTAAGTTGCCATAGGGGTTGGATTCCAAGTTGGCATACTATATTATGAGCGTATATTTGCCTTAGACCGCATAAAATTGACAACGCGATCCTTTATCTTTTCCAAGTCCTCCACAGAGAAAATGTCGAACCTAGTTGTTGTGGAATCTCCAGCAAAATGTAAGAAGATTGCTTCATTTCTTGGTCCAGGTTATATTGTCTTGGCTACGATGGGGCATATTCGTGCTTTAGAGGAGGACTTGGGTGCAATTGGGATTGACAGGGATTTTGAGCCGAGATTCCGATTTCTGAATGAAAAGTCTAAAGCAACGAGGCCAATTATGGAGGCTGCGCAAAAAGCAAAGACAATCTTCTTAGCTGCTGATGATGATCGTGAGGGCGAGGCGATTGCTTATAGTGTAGCTTGTCTTTTGAAGCGTGATCCGTTGAGTTTTCCGCGTTCTGTCTTTCATGAGATTACGGAGAAGGCGGTGAAGCATGCGATAGCGAATCCGAGGAGGATTGATATGAATCGTGTATATGCTCAGCAGGCGAGGTCTGTGTTAGATATGTTGGTGGGGTTTACTATTTCTCCTTTACTCTGGAAGCATGTTGCGCGTGGATTGAGTGCAGGTCGTTGTCAGACTCCTGCTCTTCGTCTTGTTTCCGATCGAGAGAAGGAAGTGCTGAATCATTCTATGCAGACCACGTGGGCGATTCGTGGAGAAATCCGTTCATCTGGTTTTGACTTTTCTGCAAAGATGGACGATGAGTTAGAAGATCAAGAATCAGCATTAAACTATTTGGAGAATATTCACGGAGATTCGGCTTGTGTTGTGGTAGACGTATTTGAGAAGTCTTGGACTGCAAATCCTCCTAAGCCGTTGATTACGAGTAGTTTGCAGCAAGAAGCAAGTGCCTTACATAAGTTGAATCCGAAGGTCACGATGAAGATTGCGCAGACTTTGTATGAGGCTGGGCATATTACTTATATGCGTACAGATCATGCTGTCTTGGGTGAGGAAGCGGTAGAGTCTGCAAAGGAAGAAGTGAAGAAGCGGTATGGTGAGAAGTATGTTGGTGATGCTGAGACTCAGACGGCCAAACCGAAAGCAAAGACAAAGGCAAAAGTGAAGAAGGAGAAGGAGAAGGAGGAGGATGCTTCTCCCTCTACTACGCCTGCACAAGCACAAGAAGCCCATGAAGCCATTCGTCCTACGCATTTTGATCTATACGAGCTTCCTTCCGATGACTGGGGTGATGTAGACAAGAAGGTGTATAACTTGATTTACCGTCGTGCAATGCAGTCTGTTATGGCACCGGCAACGGGTAAGAATCGCACGGCCACTCTTGTGATGTCTGCAGATGGCGACAAGTTTCCTTGGTCGGCGAAGTGGCGTAAGACGGATTTTGAGGGTTGGCAGATTCTCGGAACTCCCGCAAAGCTAGACAAGAATGACGATGAAGACGAAGAAGAAGAGAAAGAGGGAGAGGCAATCTGGAAGAAGTCTCAGCTTTTGAAGAAGGGGATGGTTCTCAATTGGCTAAGCATTCAGGCTTTGCCGAAGCGTTCTCGCTCTTCTCCGCGTTTTACGGAGGCGACTTTGATTCGAGAACTGGAGAAGCGTGGCATAGGTCGCCCTAGTACATTCGCTTCTCTGGTGGAAGTATTGTTTGAGAAAGAATACGTGGAAAAGAAGGACATACCAGGCACGAAGATTTTCAACTCTTCATTACACATCGTCCCCAACACATGGCCCCCTCTAACACAAAACGAGCAGATTACCTTAGGAGCAGAAAAACAAAAGATTGTTCCTACGACTCTTGGAGATTCTGTCATAACATTCTGTCTTCGTGAATTCCCGCAATTATTTGCTTACGAATTTACGAATGGAATGGAGACGCGTTTGGACAAGATTTCTAAGGGTGAGGAGGCTTGGAAGTTAGTATGTCATGATACGTGGAATTCTTATAAGAAAGATCATGAGCGTTTACAGGACAAGGCTAGTCTTCCTTCAGCTTCAGAAAAGGTCCAGGATTTCGGCGACGGATTCAAGGCTGTTTCTAGCAAGTCAGGGCTACTATTAGTGCAAGAAGGGGCGACTAAGAAAGACAAGGCCACCTTTTACACATTCCCTCCAGGTCATACGATTCAGACGATTACGAAGGAGATTGCGACAGCCTGGGTGCAAAAGCAGAAGGAGGATGCGATGTATGGTACCTTTAATAACAAGCCGATCATAAAAAAGAAGGGTCCTTATGGCGAGTATTTGGAGTGTGAGGGTACTCGTATTCCTTTTGTGGATTCTGAGACTGCAGAAATGAGGGAGGAAAAGTTTAAGGCGAGATCTGTGAGCAATTCCGCAATTTACAAGTTTGGTCCTTATACATTCAGTACGGGTCAGTATGGTCCTTATATGTTCAAGACGGAATTGAAAACAAAGATATTTGTGGGTATTCCTCCTACGATTGATGTAAAGAAGTTGTCAGCAGAGGAGGCTGATGCTTTGTATAAGAATGGTGTGGAAGCAAAGAAGGCGAAGGGTAGTTTCAGAGGTGGAAGAGGTGGAAGAGGTGGAAGAGGTGGAAGAGGTGGAAGAGGTGGAAGAGGTGGAAGAGGTGGTCGTATTGTCTGACTGATTTAAATAATGTATATAGATATATATAGAATGTTTACTGGTCATTATGAAGATTGGAGAAAATCAAGGATGAATGCTATACAAAAATACATTCATCCTGGATATTTTCAATCTAAGACATTATTGGAATTGGGTTGTGGTTATGCTGATATTGGAAATATGTTTTATGAGTTGGGGGCAAATGTAACAAGTTGTGATGCTAGAACAGAACACTTAGATGTCGTAAAAGAAAGATATCCTCATATAAAAACGTTTGTTTTTAATGGAGAAAATGATGATATTGCAGAAAAATACGACATAATTTTACATTGGGGTTTGCTTTATCATTTGAGTAAAATAGAAGAACACTTAGAAAAAGTCTTACAAAAATGTGACGTTTTATTGTTAGAAACAGAAGTTTCTGACTCCGATGATCCACAATTTTATATATCAATAGATGAAAGTGGTTTTGATCAAGCATATCATAATGAGGGTATTCGTCCTTCGCAGCAGTTTGTTGAAAAAGAACTGAAAAAGAATGGTTTTGAATATAAACTTATAAAAGACCCTATTATAAATTCAACATTTCATGTGTATGATTGGGATATAACGAATTCAAACACTTGGAAAGGTGGTTACAGAAGGTTTTGGATATGTTGGAAAAACGTCGATAGTCCATTAGTTTCTTTTGAAAGTGCGTAAAATTTCTAAAATAATTTTGGTAAGTAGAATGGGAGACACAGTACCGCCTTCTGTTTCTGCAGAGGTAAAGGTTGTGGCAAAGACAGACTTATCAGGGAATGTTGCGTCTCGTCCTCCTCTTCGTTTTAACAACGGATGGACGAAGGAGCAGGAAGAGTTGATGGCGGGTTGGGCAGATATTGCTTCTTCTTATCGTTGGATGCACGACAAGTGTGAGAAGAAGTTGAGTCGTTCCAACATGGGTATAACAGTCCCTGTGATTATCTTATCGACTTTAACGGGTTCTGCAAACTTTATGTTACAGAGTATATCTGGGGGAGACCAGGATATTCAGAAGTTTGCGCAGCTTGGCATAGGAGCTGTATCTATTTTTACGGGAATCTTGACGACGTTAGGCAACTTCTTCCGGTATGCCCAGGGTTCTGAGGCAAATCGTGTGGCGTCTATATCGTGGGGCAAGTTTCAGCGTCAGATTGCGGTAGAACTTGCTTTACATCCCAAGGAGCGTATTGATGCTTTGGATTTTTTGAAGATCTGTCGTTCTGAGTTGGATAGGTTGATAGAGCAGTCTCCTCCTATTCCTGACGATATCATCAATGCGTTTGAGAAGGAGTTTGAGGACTTGCCTGATTTGAAGCGTCCTGATATTGCTCACGGAATGGACCATACGAAGGTATTTAACAACAAAGACGAGAGAACTAAGAAAATCATAGTGGACGCTGTTCAGATGTTGAAGCAGAAGAGGAAGGTCTGGCATGACCACATGATGCCTGAGGTAGATAAGCGTTTGAACAAGGCTGTATCAGATTTATCGGGTTCTTTATTTAGTTCTATGCAGAGTAAGGTGAAGGAGTTAGAGGTTGTTGTGAAGAAGCAGACGGAAGAAGTTCAGAGTAAGGGTGATATGACTGCTTCTTCAGGAAGTAGAACAATTTTTCGTTCATTTTTGCGTGTTCCGAATCTTTCTAGAGATCCTGTAAAATCGGAAAAGATTCGTGATCAGATGATTAGTTCTTTGGTGGAGGATTCTAAGAGGGATTTGGAGGGGATGCGATCTGACATCTATGACAAAGTGTAAAGATGGCGGGAAAAAATTGATTTCGCTAGCCCTTGTGTAATGAGGTCCCACCTGATTACATAATGGCTTCTCACATGAATAAGTGGTCTCGTTTCACGCAGCCGCACCGTCTGTTTGGTTGGCGTGACATTCTGGAGACGTGGAACTACACGAACGACATGCCTGTTTGTGTGGAGACGCTTCGTTTCAATCTGCGCCGTGCTTCTCACAAGAACCTTCCTGTTTCGCATTTCCTGGACTTTGTGAATTGGGAGCAGGATGGCATTTGCTGGCTTCTGACCGAGGTTCTGAATGCTTCTTCTTACATGAATTCTGAGCAGCGTCTGGAGTATCTGAAGGAGATTGTGGATCACGTTTACGATCTGGACGCGCGTTTTACTTCTTTCCCTTTTGCGCCGACTTGCACGATTCGCCAGTACGTGCGTTCTATGCTGGAGGACTACGAGCTGGATTATGTGCAGATGATGCCTCCTCTGCTGCCTGCTGTGCCCTCTCCCCCTCGCCAGGCGGCGGGCCGCTGCTGCTCGCGTGAGAGCCGCACGTGCGATTGTGTAAAGACGGAGCCTGAGTTCATTCCTGTGGCGCCTGCCGCACAGGCCGCGCCTGTCGCTCGTAAGATGAATTATACTCCCTGCAAGATTGGGCTGAATGTAATTCGCGCGGAGAGTAAGCCAGATGATATCATTCGTATCAGCAACAACTTTGACGGCACCTTCGACATAAAGTATTCTGATACGAACAGCGACGTGGATAGCATCACGCCTTCCGTTCCTCGCGACGATGTTCTGAAGTATCTGAGTAACACTCTGCGTCTTCTGACGGTGGACTCTGAGCCTTTCCTGAGTGTGCAGCTCTTCGCGCCGAATGCGCCCACCGTCATGGTACCCGTGGGTGAGCTGACTTCCCAGACGCGTGATCTCATCTATGACACGGTGGAGTGTGTGATGGACAACTGGCCTTATTCGGACTAAAACAAAAAATACTAGAGAAAACAAACAAAAGACAAGGAAAGATAAATGGGTTAATTTTTTGTATACAGATTTTTTACAAAGTTGGTGTATGCTTCTATGTTTACAGTCATATGGGAATCTTCATCTGCGCGTTCAACTTCTACATCTGAAAATCGCACATGTTGCAGATTCATACGACTACTAAGATGAAGAAAGTGTCGTTTCTTATCTTGCCACTTATAAATCTCGCATACAACCGTGCCAGGATTACAGAAGATGAGCCAAGAGAGTCCAGCGCCGTGTACGCCTGTAACAAATTCTGCAGACTTGAAGAGTCGTACCGTATCTACGAAGGTCATATTCTCCAAAGAATAGCAACTAATACCCAACTCCTTTAACACAGGTTTCAGATCTTCTTCATTCAGAATGGCGCGAGTTTCTACCATGCGTTGTGAGCGAGTAATATAGATTCTTTTACCTTTTTCTTGTTGAGTATTTTTCCAGATATGGGAGTACAGATTTCTTAAATAAGAATAAATCCATTCTTCGTTGATAGAATCGTATCGCCAATCACAGGTTGGTAGTTGAAGATATTCTACGTCTTTTTCTCTTTCTAGAATGCGAACAAAGTGTGGGGGCAGAGCTGAAAGGGCGGCATGGCAAAGAGTTCTGCATTTTGGATAGTAAAAGACCACTGGAGAAGAACCATTATCTGCATAATAAAAGCGAGCGATCATGTAAAAAAGAAGATGATAGGGATTATTATCAGCGGCATCAACAAGTTTAATTCTTTTGGGAAGGTCTGTGCAAAATATGACTTGGTTTTGAAATGCGCTATCTTCAAGATTTTTTTGGGGAAGTTGGTTCAAAAATTTAACGACATCCTCTGGATTTTCCTTTGTCAGATTCACCAGATTAATTCCATTACGAAGAAATGGGATTCCTTCCATCTGTATAAGCGGATTCTATATCTTTAGATAACTGTCTTACAGCATGTTCCATTCCTGCAATATCTACAATCATGTGGCCGTCATCAACTTCTTTGGGATCGGTCGGCGGTGGTACATTAGGATCGTCCTTTACTCCTGTGAAGCGGAAAGATTTGAGTTTACATGAGCTGCAGAGGTATGTATAATGTTCTTTCAAGAGTTTATTTTTATATATTTCCAGAACGGTTGTCCCAGGATCGCTGAAGATGAGCCATGCGAGTCCAGCGCCGTGAGAACCTATTACAAGTTCGGCAGACTTGAAGAGGCATACAGTATCTGTGAAGGTCATATCTTCTAAGGCGTAGCAACTCACCCCCAATCCCTTTAACACAGGTAGTAGAGAATCTTCATTCAGAATGGCTCTTTGCGTATGATTTCTTTTACTGCGGCAGATGTACACGTATTTTCCACGTTCTTGCTTC